AGGCTGGCACGCGGTCCGCCCCCTCAACCGCTGCGATGGTCGGGTCGGGCAGCTGTTCTTGTGTCCCGCGATAGACGCTCAGGTTCAAATCGCTGGCCGCAACTTCCTCGCCATCCGCCCAGATCCGGCTTACCCCCGTGATCTCACCCTCGCAAAGCGCAATCGCAAGGCTTACCGCATAGCTGAACTCTGTGGTTTGCGGCTTCGAGGGCGCGCCCTTGCCACCGCCCCCACTGACTGTCGTGGTTTCAATAAAGTCAGACGCCCAGATCACCTGCCCGCCTAGGCGCATACGACCGTAAAGCTGCGTGATTGCGTTGCCTTCGCCGCTATTCGTCAACCGGAAGCGGTCAATTTTGCCGGTTTCAACCGCCTGTGCACCATCCCCAAGCAACCGCTGGTCAATAACGCGCCCCAAGGTCGCCCCGACTGCTCGGCCAACAGCGACGGAAGACAACCCCGCAAGCGTGCCACCCACCGATCCGCCAAGCGCCGCACCAGCCGCAGAAAGTAAAATCGTCGCCATCAAAGTGCCTCCGTCGGAAATTCAAATCGCGCCACGATGCGCCTGCGCCAAGGTGCGCTAAGCGGGCTTTCGGTGACACCGTGGCCGCTGAAGGAATGGATGAAACGGGCAGCATCTCCGGCTTCGGTCAGGATACCAAGATGCTTGGCAACCGCGCCCTCGCGCATCCGAAACAACATGACATCGCCAGCCGCTTCCTGCGTGATAGACTTCGCCACCAGATGCACTATGGCCGCCTGCCAAAGACGCTCCTCACCCTGCGGCTCGGACCAATCCATCGAATAGGGCGCGATCCTGATCGGTTCGCCCCCGACGATCTCGCGCCAGACCCCGCGCAGCAAGCCAAGGCAGTCGCAGCCGGCACCTTTGGTCGCCATCTGGTGCACATAGGGCGTGCCAATCCAGTCCCGCGCGGCACGGACAACACGGTTTCCAGCACCGCTCATCGCAAGGACCCACCACCGTTCAAGCCCGAAGATTTTGGCACCGCCATCATCCAGTCTTCGTTTGGAAGGTCCGGGAACCCCTGAAAATTCAGCAGGTTATTGAACTTGATCCGGCAGGTTTCCATCCTTTTGTCGCAGCCCGCTGTCAGTCGCACCTGCATGCCCTGGCCCAGCATCCCCCGGATCGGCTCCCAAAGTTCAATCTCACGCAGCCCGCTTACGATGCGGTCGTGTTTGATCATCCCCCAAAGTCCGCGCGCCGGACCGTCAAGCACATCCAGCCGTCCGCGTGTGAACCAACCATCCTCATATCCCGGCAGTTCAAGCCACCTGAAGACCCGCCCGGCCTCCTGCTCATCCACGCTGACCGTTTCAGCATAGCCGGCAGCCGTCAGATCGAACCGGCACCGGCTGTCGCCCAACACGGCTGAGCAGGGCTTTTGATAAACCCGCCCCAAAGGTCGGTTCAGCGCCTCGGTCTGCCCACGCAACTCAGCTTTGAACGCGCCGCCAGAGCGGCTGATTTCTCCGATTGAACCGCGAAACAGCAGTCTGCGCTGCGCAACATCCGCCCAGTTGACCCGCCAGCACTGCACCATTGCACCGTCAAACCGCCCCTGTTCGATCTCGTCTTCCCGGATAGCGCTATGGCTCAGTGCGCCAACGGCTTCGGTATTGTCGACAGAGAGGCCTGTGGCCTGTGTCAACGCGCGCGCACTCAACCCGCTGTCAGCGCGAAAAGTTTCGCCCTCGAACGACAGCGGCCTGTCGTGATCGGTAAAGCTAAGTGACACACCATCCGTGCGTATGATCGTCCAGGCATGGCACAGCGTGGTCATCCCAGTTTTGACATGCGCATCAAACGCCGCATTTTTCATACCCATTAGACCCTGACCTCGATCACCGGCACATTCGGGACCTGCCCCGCCTGAAAACTGGCCACGCTCACCAAAATCCGGTCGGTATCGAAACGAACCGGCACATCGAACTCAAACCCCGCCGACACGACCAAACCGCTATCGGGGGGATCAGCGAACTGAACCATGCCCGTCGCAAGATCGACCTCATAGTCGACACCTTCCTGCATTTCGTCCTGTGCCACGCCGACACGCACGGTTCCGGAAACCGGCTTGGCAATCGGTCGATCATAGCTGTGCCCCCCCGAGGCGTAGGATTTGATCAGTTGAAAGTCGCGGCGCGCACCATCTCCAAAGCCAATCACCTGATCATCAAACGCAACGCCGACCGTCGCGCGGCTTGACTTGAAATCCGCCCAGTCTTTCCAACGAAAGCCGTACATCTGCCCCAGCCGCGCCTCGAAGAATGCCGTCAGCGCCTGGACATCATCAATCGACCGCATGCCCAGTCCGGCATCGTAAACCCTTCTGGAATGAGCCCAAGGCGTGTTGCGTTCCTCAAACCCATTGGCAAGCGTCACCACATCAGTGCGCCGGTGCGGCCCGCCGACAGACCCAAAACTAAGAGACGGTGGAAACCTGACATCGTGGAAATTCATGCTTACGATCCTTTACCGGTTGCGGTTGCCGCTGCTCAGCGCCCGCGTCAGCTGCGCTGCGATCTGGCTTTGGCTGCGATGAAATCCCTGCACATCAGGGGTCGAGATGTTCATGACCACCTGCACACCACCGCCCCCGCCGCCCTTGACGCCCAGCTTGCCGTCGGGCCCTCGCGCCAGCGGCATGATCGCCTCCGGACCTGCTTCGCCCATCACCCCCATGCCGCCGCGCATCCCAAAGCCCGTGGCGCTGCTGACGATACCGCCCTGCGCAAAGGGCATGACCTTGCCCTGGGAAAACGCAGCCCCGTTGGCAAAGGGCAAAATGCCTTGTACCAGCGACCCGACACCTTGGCTGATCAAACCGCCGAAATGTTCCGTCACGGGTTTCATGGCGGCGTTGTAGGTGGTGTTCACCATCGAACGGGCCACGCTCGACAGCGCGTCTGACAGCTCCATCCCGTCGAACACCACGCCGTCAAAAGCGCGGCGCAAGCCGCGGCTCAGACCCTTCTCGAGCGTCGCGACATCCTTGCCCGTTCCCGCAAGCGCTGTCCGCATACGGCGCAACTCGCTGTCAAACCCTGCGACAAGATCGCTTGTCGTACCCAGCGTTTCGTTCAGCCGTTCAGCGCCGCTGCCCAGGTCATCAAAGGTAACTTCGCTCATCAATCTTTCCTTTCGGACCTATCGGGATAAACCGCCATCAATGCCGCCAGTCCATCGCTCAGAAGCGGTGTTTGCGCTGCGGTCGCCCCCAGCATCACCTGCAACTCTGCCGGGGTCAGCGACCAGAATTCATCAGGCCTTAGGCCAAGGCCGCGCAGACCCGCCCGCAGCAAGGCAGGCCAATCAAGACAGCGTGGCAGCGTCATGCAGGCACCACGAACGCGCGCGCCAGCAGCTCTGCCGCAGCCTTGGCTGCCCCCATCGGGCCGCCATCGATCACCGCATTGCCCAATTCAGCTTCGGTCATCCGCAACCCGCCGGCCCGCAGCGCAGACGCCAGCAAATGCAGGACATCGCGGCTGGAAAAGCGGTTTGTCTCGAATCTCTCGACCAACGCCAGCAATGACCCATCGCCAAGCGTTTCTTCCAGCTCGGCCAATGCACCCAGCGTCAGGCGGGCGACCTGGCGCTGTCCGTTGACGACCACGACAACATCACCCCTCCACGGATTTGCCATGCCTTACACCCCGCCTTCGGGCAGATCGCTGATATCCGCCGTAAAGACCAGCTGACCCGCCGATTGCAGGCTCAGCTCATAGGTCGCCTCGCCGTTCAGCGACCCGCCGTATTCGATGGATGCCACCTGAAACGGCCCCTCGATGATGCCAAAGCTGGGGATCACGATCTGAAAATCGGGTGTCAGCCCATCAAAGAAAAGCTGCCGGGCACGTTCGTCCGTCCCTGCGTCCCGGAAAACGCCCGACCCGCTGATCGCGGCAGACCGCACGCCAGCACCGGCCAGCAACTCCCGCCAGCCGCCTTCACTGTCAAGCGAGGTAACCTCGACCGGCTCGGCGTTGAAACTGATCCGTGTGGCGCGCAGTCCGGCAATTGTCTCGAATTGACCATCGCTGGTCATGTCTACTTTGACCAAAAGGTCCTTACCTGCTTGAACAGCCATATGTCGTCTCCTGAGTTTTCCAAAAACCGTTATGTTCAGCCGTCCTGAACCCGTGCGCGAAACCGCATGTCGATCTGGCGCACCTGCGCCGCGTTGATGAACTTCGCCGAACCCCGTTCGAACCTGAGGCTGATCAAACGCCCCCGGCTAAGTGTGAGGTCAGCATCCTGCAGTCGGTCGCAAATCGCAGTCGCCGCCTTCTTGGCATCCGCAAACCCTGCGTCCTGGCTGACCACAGAAATCGTAAGGCTATGAAACGCACCGTCACCTGATCCGTCCGACGCGTCGCGCACGCTTTCTGAACCCAGCTGAACATAGATCCGCGGCAACAGGCCAGCCGGCAGGGCGTCGTAAATCGCATCCCCCACCAGAGCGCCAAGCGTTTGATCCGAAACCAGCGAGGCATAGACCGCACTCTGCAGCGGCCCCGAAAGAGCATAGCTCATGTCGCTACCTCCTCTTCCACCAGACAGATCAGATAACGCCCCGACGTGTCCCGCTCGGCCACAGTTTGAATCGCATATACCCGCGCCCCGTCACGAAAGCGCTGCTTTGGCAAAGGCCGTTCCGGCGATCCGATCGGTGCTGCGCGCACCGTCACGACAAAGCTTGTCTGACTGGTCGGAACACCTGCGGTCGCGCCCTCGCGCCCTCCCCTGGCCCGCACGTCGGCCCAGATCTCTCCCAGGGTGATCCAGCTTTGGCGAAAACCACCTGCGCCGTCAGCGACACGCAAAGGTGCCTCCAGCACAAAGCGGCGGTTCAGATGCGGAACACTCATCTTTGTGCTCCCATACCCAGCCGCAGATTGCGGTATCGCTCCAGCAAACTGCTCACCCCGAATGGCATGCACCCTTCGCTCAGCGTCGTCTCCTGCCGGAACTCGTAGTAGTGTGCAGCCAGCAGAAACACAGCCTGTCGCAAGTCAGCGGGCACCATCTCCCACGTCTCGGCAAACCCCGCTTCAAACGTCACCCTGACCGACCCTGCGACCGGAATCATCGGCAAGACCGCCCCCGTCGGCCGCAACAACGGGCGTTGCAGATCGCGCTCCAGCCAGAACCGATCGGCATCCAGCTCGGTCACGGTCCCGTCGCGGGCGATTACAGCCACAGACACAACCCCCACCACGGGCGCCACAGGCAGCTTTTGCCCTCCCTCATCCGACCATGCCGCCGCTGACCATTCAAACACGCGCCGGATCAGCGCCTTGCCGGTCCGCGCTTCGACCGACGCCAAGGCCGCCCGCAAAAAGCTGATCAGCACCTCATCCTGCAAACTCTCCGTGCCAAAGCCGCTCCCCATCCGCAGATGCGCCTTGAAAGCCTCCAAAGGCAGCTCCGTATCCAGCACGCCCGTCTCTTCGATCAACATCATGGACCGTCTCCAATTATCTTTTCGTCCCTGTCCCCTGCGGAACCCGGGCGCGCGCCCGGCTGCATTGCTCGGTCGGAGGGAGCAGCTAGACAATGCACCCTGTCGAACGGCACGCGCCCGGACCGGGGCCGAACCGCCCCGGCCCCGTGTTCGACGCCGCTTTACGCGGTGCCGAATTTCAAAAGCTTGATTGCCGCAAAATCGCTGACATCACCGCCAACGCGTTTGGTTGCATAAAACAGCACATGCGGCTTGGCGCTGAAAGGGTCGCGCAGGATCCGCAGATCGGGGCGTTCCGCCACGGTATAGCCCGCCGCAAAGTCGCCAAACGCCAGCGAGAACGACCCCGCATCCACATCCGGCATATCTTCGGCCACAAGCACCGGATACCCCATCAGACGCGCAGGTTCACGCTGCCCCAACCCGTCCGTCCACAAGAACCGCCCGTCCAGATCCTTCAGCTTGCGCACCCGGCCCGCTGTCTTGGAATTCATCACGAAACTCGCCTGCGCGCGGTACTGCGCCCCCAGCGCATAGACCAGATCGACCACAGAATCTGCGGTTACCTCGCCATCGACACCCGTCGGCACGTACCCGATATTGCCCCAGGTCCAGATGTCGTTGTCGATCTTGTCATGCGCCAGCAAACCCTTGGGCTTGTCGATCCCATCACCGCTGATGAAGGCCTGCGCCTCGGCCCGAGAAAACTTGTCTGCAATCCGCCCTGCAAGCCATCCCTCGATATCAAAGGCAGAATCGTCCAGCAGCCGCTGCGACGCTTTGGGAAGTGCGCTCAGCTCGTGCAGCGGGATGGTGATGCGATCAATCTGCGGTGTGCCGGTTTCACCAACCGCACTGCTCTCTGTCGCCCAGCCAGCCGCAAGATCGGTGTGATCCACCAGCACATCATAGGATGTGGCTTCGACCTGCACGACCGTCGCGATCGCACGGATCGACGCCGTGGCATTCAGCACCGATTTCACGCGATCCGACGTTTGCGGATCAACCAGAAAACCACCATCCGAATTTACCGCGGAAGACAGCGCCTTGCTTTCCATCTCAAGCCCACGCAATCCGTCATCGTCGCCATTGCGGATATAGGCGTTCATCGCCTTTTGATGCGGTGCCGCAGCATCGGCTGCACCCGCCAAAGGTGTACGGGCAGGCAATGTCATTTTTCGATCCAGCATAGTCATTCGCTCTTCTGTTTGTTGCAACTTGGTCGTCATGTCGGCCTGAAAGCCTTTGAAGTCCTGAACAAAGCCCGTCACAGCCTGCCGAACTTCCTCTGCGGCCAGGGCGGAAGCGCCCCGTGCCGTCTTCTCAAACTGATCCATCCCGATCCCCTTGTTTGAACTTGAAAAATTCCCGTGGGCCTCCGCGCATCATCTGCGTCCGCGCATCCCGGAAGACATCCGCCATATCGCGCAGCACTTCACCCACGCTGACGAAATCCCCCTTGGCCGCTACCCGTGCCGAGGGCAGCATCGGAAAGGTCACCAGCGACACTTCCCACAGGTCCAGCTCGCTCAGAATGCGCTGCCCGGATTGGGTCTTCGCCGCCCGCACCGTGCGATAGCCGATGCTCAGCCCGTCAATGGCCCCGGCTGCGATCAACGCCGCCGCCTCGCGCCCCTTCGCCACTGAATCAAGAATGCGTCCCTTGACCCACAGGCCCCGCGCATCCTCGCGCACCTCGTCCCAGACCCCAATGGGTTGCGCCGGATCATGCTGCCACAGCATCTTCACGCGCCGCCCCGCAGCACCACCCGCCGCAAGCGACGCGCCATAGGCACCCTTCGCCACGACATCGCCGCCCTGATCAACGCTGCCGAACAGGCTCGCATAGCCGCTGATCTCGGTCCCGCCCTCGACGGTGATCCCGTCGCCGAACCGCGCAAACTTGTGCTCCAGTCCAAAGTCACCGGCGCCCAAGACTTCCCCGCTCCCCGGCAATACACCGGGACTGATCATTTGCTGATCCACATCACTCTCCTTTGAAATTCAGACCCTCAGGGCGACACCACCAGAAAGGATTCCACCGCCTGCGCCAGAATCACCGCAACGACGCCGTACACTGTCAGCCACAAACGCCTCTCCAGCCGCTCCATCATCTCTTCCAGCCGGTCCAGCCGCTGAAGCAGGTTCTCGTGATGGATCTGGCTGACCCGCTCATGGGCCTGCAACCGCAAACCCGGTGCGCATTCAAACCGGTCAAAGCTTGCCTCACTCATCCGCCGCCACCGCAGGCAACCCCAGCAGGCTCCGTTTCTCGGCCTGGCTCAGGAACTCCGCCGCAGCAACCCGCGCCCATTGCGCATCGCGCTCCTGTGCCAGCGCAGACACCTGGTCAAGATCAGGCTTCAACGTGACGCGATCGCCGGAAAACCCCGACAGCCACTGCGCCAGTGCCGCCGTCACCCGCGTCGCCAAAGGCAAAACGGTCAGACGATAGAATGCCCGATGCGCCTCCTGATAATTCGCATAGGTGGCATCCCCCGCGATCCCCAGCAGCATCGGCGGCACCCCGAAAGCCAGCGCAATTTCACGCGCCGCCGCTTCCTTGGTCTTGTGAAACTCCATATCCGAAGGCGAGAACCCCATCGGCTTCCAGTCCAGCCCGCCTTCCAGCAACATCGGACGCCCTGCATTGCGCGCCCCCTGGTGATGGCTCTCCATTTCACTGACCAGGCGGTCATACTGATCATCGCTCAGCTTGCCCTGGCCCTCAGCACCCCGGTACACAATCGCCCCCGAGGGCCGCGCCGCATTATCGAGCAACGCCTTGCTCCACCTTGAGGCGGAATTATGCACATCAATCGCCATCGCGGCGGCCTGCATGGGGCTAAACCCATAGTGGTCATCCTGCGGATGGAAGTTCTTGATATGACAAACCGGTGCCACCGGCCCGCTGGCATCAAAGCGATGCCTGCGCCCGCCAACGGCATACTCATAGGCAACCGGCCAGCCATCCGCACCGGGCACCACCGACATCCGGTCCGACCGCAGCACATGCAGCTCCAGCGGCACGCCGGTATCGGCCCCGACCGCCTCGACATAACCATTTCCCGACAGCAGCAGCTGCGCATAAAGCGCCTCCAGCAGCTCCGCCCGCCCTTGCGCGCCGTTGGGACGCGCGACAAGGTCCAGCACCGGATGCGTGTCATAGCGCCGCTCGGCATCCTGCAACACCAAAGGCAGGGCCGCCGCCGCTTCAGCAATCAGCTTGACCGACCGGAACCCCACCGGATTACCGCAAAACCCCAGGCGCGTCAGGCTCACCGCATCGCGCGGGCTCCAGGCAACTCGACCGCTGGTCTGATAGGCAACCACCGGCCCCGTGGCCGAAGCCTTCTGTTCGGGCACCGCGACATCCCCGCCGCGCCTTAGAAAATCAAACACCATCCCGCCGCTCCTGCTTCTACTCTGCGCGGGCTGCTCTCACCGTCCGCAAAACCAATTTGCCAACAAACCTTTAACGCCGCCAAAACCCAGCGAACGCTGCTCCTGCACCACTGCCCCAGACTTCATTTCGCCCCGTAA